GAGGCTGTACGAGGACCAAACCGCGCTTATCGGTGAGTGCCGGAAGCTGTATGAATGGTCGAGCCTTGTCGGCACAAACTATATGGCATGCCCCACGAACGTCAAGTTCTACGTGGACAACTCGACTGGCGTAATCGACATAACCCCACTGAGGAGGTCGGTGACTCTCGGCACCGACCCGATTGCCACATCCAACACGTCCAGCATCATCACGATAACGGACGTAAACCACGGGGTTGTGGTCGGCGACTACATCACCGTATCTGGGTCGTCGAATGTAAACGGCATAACCGCCGTCCAGATTAACAAGGAATTTCTCGTCTCAAGCGTTTTGAACGCAAACGCATACACGGTCACAACCACCGGCACCGCAACATCTACGGGGTCGGGTGGCGGATCTGGCGTTTCGGTTGCTTATCAATTCCACCCCGGTATTTCCGGCTCCACGAATTACGCTGGCTGGGGATCTGGCGGATGGGGCGGCAGCGTTGGCGCAACATTCACCGCCAGCATCTCCGGCACGACAATGAATGTCACGGCCATATCTTCTGGCGTTATAACCTTGGGCAACTCCGTAAATGGAACCGGGGTCACGGACAATACAATTATTTCGGCCTTTGGTACTGGAACCGGCGGAACGGGCACATACACCGTGAGCCAGTCGCAGACCGTCTCGTCTTCGACCCTGACATCTGGCTATGGCTGGGGTTACGGCCCCGACACTACAGTCACCACATATTACAGCGGCCTCTGGACCGTAGACAATTACGGCGAAGACATGATCGCATGCCCGAGGAACCTTACCAACGGGTATCAGTTTGACTCAAATGCGGTCGGGACCACTAACGGCAGCAACACCATTACCGTGACGCAGGTCAACCACGGCTTCTCAAATGGCAACGCCGTTATCATCGGTGGGCTGACAAGCGGCATAGGCGGTGTGCCGGTTGCCCAGCTAAACGGGACGCACACAATATCCGTGGTCAACTCGAACGCATACACGTTCACCGTTGTGGCCAACGCATCATCGACAACGTCTGGCGGGTTCGGCGCTTACGTTTACATTTCTTCCATCATCTATTGGGATGTCACCGACACCAACGGCCCCGCCGTTAGCCTTAGCAGCCTTGGGTCTGCATACGCCAAGCAATACATGCCGTATGTGGCGACGGAAATTCTCGTTTCGGACCAGAACCGTCAGGTCATTGCTCTTGGTTCAAACCCATTTGACGTGAACCAAGGGCAGGACAGGATGATTGTCCGCTGGTCCGACTCAAACGATCCGACGAATTGGGACTCCGCAGACACGACAAAGACAGCCGGTGAGACGCGGCTTTCTTCGGGGTCGTATATTGTGACGGCAATCCAGAACCGCGAGGAAATCCTGATATGGACGGATTCATCGCTTTTCTCGATGACCTACGTTGGCCCCCCGTATGGGTACGGCTTCAACCTCGTTGGTGCGAACTTCGATATCATCGGCCCGAACTCCAAGATTGTCACGGGTGCCGTGGCATACTGGATGGGGTCCAGCAACTTCTATATGTACGACGGTAAGGCGCAGGTCATGCCCTGCACGGTTAGGGACTACGTCTTCTCCGACCTTAGCATTCAAGACGGCGACAAGGTGTATTGCTCGTCTGATTCGGGCAACAACGAGATCTATTGGTTCTACCCGTCGAGCAGCCAAGGTGGGACCCCGGGGCTTCGGGAAAACGACAGGTACGTCGTCTACAACTATGTAGAGCAGATCTGGTACTACGGCACGATGTCTAGGACGGCTTGGATCGACCGCAAGGGTAATTCAACCCCGAGGTCTGCGAGCCCGGACGGATACCTGTACAGTCAGGAGTCCGGCTTCAACGATGGATCTACCGACCCGGCACTCCCGATAAACGCTTACATTCAGTCAAGCCCGATTGAGATCGAAAGCGGGGATCACTTCCTGTTCATCAATCGTGTCATACCGGACATCACGTTCCGGAACTCCCCAGACAACGGCGCTGAGCCAGCGGTTACGTTCACGATTAGGCCGCAGGACTATCCGGGAAGCGCTATTGGTGCCGGGGATGAGCGGACTGTTCAACGGAACGGCAGCCTTGATCTGAAGGTGGACAGGTTCACAAATCAGGTGTTTACACGCCTTCGTGCAAGGTCTGTTATACTTAGGGTCGAGAGTGACGCCGAAAATGTCGCTTGGCGTCTCGGCACCCCACGCTTTGACATGCGGCAGGATGGACGTAGGTAATGGCCAATACAGCACTTCCACTTCCCCCAAAGGAATACGATCAGGAATACATGAACCGCCTGATCCGTCAGATCAGCTTTGCCATTAACAAGGCGAATGCTGCTGTTCCCCTAACTGTTGCTTCTGACCTCTCTGGGCAGATCGCCGGTTATCCGGTCTCCGGTCTGACAATTGTGAATGTTCCGACATCCTCAACCGACCTACTCCCCGGCAGCGTTTGGTCTGACGGAGGGGTCCTAAAGATTGTGAGCTAATATGTACTTCAATGGCATCCCTCAAGGCTTCGGTCAGGCGCAGTATCAGCAGCCCCAAGAACTTCTCAACAAGCCCGCTTTCGGCTATAATCAGGGTATCAGCGGGCTTCAGATGAATTCTCCGGCCCCGTTTCGTCCGGCACCCCAGCTTGGGAACTTGAACCCCCAGAAGTCCGAGACACAGATTGGCGCTTTCTTGCAGCCTCCGGCACAGCCTGCTCCGCAGCCCGGCAGCTACAACACCCAAGGGTATTCGACGACGGCCTCCACAACCGGAATTGGAACAAAGCCACTCAGCCCGATTCAGCCCCTACAGCGCCCGATGGCTGGTCAGGCAATGGCTCGTGGCGGCGTAGTCCAGCAGACCCTCCAGAAGGGCGGCGTGGTATCGAATGGCATCGCGGCTCTTCGTGGGCAGCATCCGAACCCCCGCAAGGCGCTTAACGACTACGACGAAATGTTTGGCCGTGAGGCGACCGCAGAGCTTATGCGGGCTTATGCCGACGGTGGTGTTGTGTCAGGCCCCGGAAGCGGGGTCGCAGATTTGGTCCCCGGTTCTATTGATGGCCGCGAGGATGTCCGCATTGCAAGCGGAGAATACGTTATTCCGGCATGGGCTGTTGCCACACTTGGCGATGGTTCTACAGAGGCCGGTGCGAAAGTTCTGGACGCCATGGTTGCGCGTCTGAGAGAAGAAGGATCCGAGCTTATAAAAGGATCCGAACCCATCAACCCTAGCGAATTCCTTCCGGTGTAAAAATGGCAAAGACTGAAACTGGCAAAGATGTAGCAAAGGCAATCCAAAAGCAGCTTGAGCAGCAGCAGGCGGCTTATGAGTTCGCAATATCTCAGGGATACCCAGATAGGAGCGGCTTCACTGATGCGGCGTATCAGCAGCTATTAAAGCTATCAAAGGCTGGCAACAAAGAAGCCAAAGAGGCGCTTGCTCGTAGCGGTAGGCTATTCAACCAATATAGACAAGCCGGTAATTACGACAAGACAAATTTTGAGGACCTTGAGCGTAAGTACGGCAAGGCTGGCAAGTATGACGCCATGGAGCTTGAAGGGCTCCGCAGGGCTTATCGTGAGGCTGGTCAGTATGATCCCTCCGAGTTTTCTCGCTCCGACTACCGCACCCAGAACATTCAGGAGCGCATGTCCCCCTACGAACAGCTTGTAGCTGACAGGCAGAGGGCTCGCCTGAAACGAACTTATGACGAAGCCCGTGGCGAGCGCGAGGTTCAGGCTGCTCGCGCTGGTGCTTTTGGTGGTTCTGGTGCTGCGATTCAAGAGGAGCTTGCCCGACGCAATTACGCCGAGCAGCTTGCGGATCTTGATGCTCAGAGCCTTCAGGCTGGATATGAGGCTGCCGTTCAGCTTTACGGCAAGGAGGTTGCCGACCGAATGGCTGCCGAGACTGCTGAAGAGCAATCGCGTCAGTTTGGCAAGGGTGCTGAGTTTCAGGGCCTTCAAGGTGTCCTTGCCGCGCGTCAAACCGAGGAGCAGTCTCGTCAGTTTGGTAAAGGCGCTGAATTTCAGGGCATTGGAGGCGCTCTTGCCGCCCGTCAGCAGACTGCGGCACAGGTTGCTGCGGCCAAAGAGGCAGAACTTGAATCTTTGCGTGGCATGGGCGCATCTGCTGCTCAGCAGGCGGCTCTTGCTCAGCAGGCTTACAACAAGCAAGCATCAACGATATCCGCGCTACAGCAGGCGGGCCAGCAGGAAGAGGCAAGGAACCTCGCTCAAAATATGTATGGATTATCAGCCTCTCAAGCGCAGGCTAATGCGACGGGGTCTCTTTTTGGCGGTGTGCAGCAGGTCCAGACGCAGGGTCAGCCAAATACGAACTGGTTCCAGACGGCGGCAAGCCTCGGATCGACTGCATTGGGCGCTATTGATGCCGCTTCAGATCTTTGGAAGGGACGCCGAGGCGGACTTGTCCCAAGCGGCCTTCAGCGTCACAGAGTGGTCCGTCGCTACAACGGTGGCGGACTAGCCGATCTTCAACCTCAGTATTACAGCAAGTACGAGCGCTGACATGCCGAACCTCATTGAATACGCGGATCTTCTCAAGGGTCTTCCTGACGACAGGATCTCGACGCTTATGCAGAATCCTACAGGTGAAGTCCCGCCGTTCCTTGTTGCGGCAGAGGCTCAGCGCCGTCAGTCAATTCGTCAGCAGTTCTCCGGTGGTCCGCAGGAGTCGGTTGTCGATACACTGACCAAGCAGCTTGCGAAAGTGCCGCAGAATATTCAGGCTCCAATGCAGGCCCCGCCCCAGATGCCGCCTCCCCAAATGCCGCCTCCCCAGATGCCGCCGCAGGCCGGTGTTGCTGCTCTCCCCGGTGGCGAAGGAATGCGCAGGGGCGGAATGGTGCAGCGTTATCAAGACAAGGGCTTGGTTTACACCTCGGGAGATGGAGCGTCCCCTTACACATACACGGACCCTCTTGCGGCACCCTCCCCTTCTGGAGAGGTTGACCTCTCGCCTTTCACTTCCTTCTTTACGGAAACAATCCCTGAGTTTGCCGGTTATGTTGGCAATAAAATTCCGGAGGTTGCGGGGTCGGTCGGTGAGTCCATAGCTAATCTTGGAAGGCGTCTTCCGAATTCTCCAATTCCTAGCTGGCCAACAAGGGAGGAGAGAATTACACAGGAAGCTCTTGACAACTCCCTTTCGGCGGCTGAAGCGTCAAGGGACATTCAGGCGCAAGAGCGTTACGCAGAGATGCTTAAAAGACCGCCAATCCCACGCGACGAAAATGCCGGTAAACTTGATGGGTCTGAGGAAAATCTTACGGCCCCCGACAGGGCTGAGCTCAAGAAAAAGATGCTGGAAATTTATGGCTACTCCGAGCCTTCTGGCGTTGAGAGGGCGCAGAAGTGGTTTGCCATGGCTGCTGCTTTTGCAGAGCCCGGACAAAGCACTGCTGAAAGCATAGCGAATGCAGGCCTTGCATTTAGCGAGGTAGCGGCAAGAGAGAAGCAGGCTCGCAGGCTTGCAGAACTTGAACTCAAGAAAGCAGAGTATCAATTTGATTTGGCGGCGGCTGAAGACGACAGAAGCACCGCTGCTGCTGCGCAGAGGGCTCGTGCCGAGTATGCCGCCGACAGACAGTCAGGCATCACAACTGAGCGCAACAGGCTTTATGAGCGCATCGAAGATGTGAACAAGGCCGTAAGAGATGGCATCCTTACCACGGAAGAAGGCAATGCCCGCATATTGATGCTCCAGAACCAGATAGACGAGCTTGGCACGATTCAGGGCGGCATGGAGGACTTCTTGTCCAAATACTATCAAATCAGCGCGATCCCGTCAGTTGACACCGCCAGCAGAAGCGTTATACCTCCAAAGAGATAATTCACACAATCCGAGTGTAAAATGCCAAGAATCCTGTACGTACCGGAAGCCGGTCGGGCACTAAGCTTTCCCGACGACATGACGGATCAACAGGTCGTTGATTACGTTATTGCGAAATACCCGAAAACTCCTTCGGCACCAGTTCCGGAGGAGGGCATTGGCGCTCTTCAGTCTGGATTCTATTCGTCAATTGGCCGACTCAGTGCGGCGGGCGGCAAGGCTGCTCAAGCGGCTGGACTTGAGGATCTCTCGCAATATCTTTTTGATACCTCCAGAGAGAGCGAGGATTACGCTGCCAAGTACAAGCCGGATGTTGCCGACATCTCCGAGATTGAGGGCGTCGGCGATGTAGCTAAGTTTGCAGGTTCCACCATTGCCCAATCTGCGCCCGAGACTGCTGTTGGAATTGGTGGCGCTCTTGTCGGTGCTTCAGTCGGTGCGCTGGGTGGCCCAGCCGCACCTGTGACGATTCCCATTGGTGCGCTTATAGGCAGCGCCTTGGCTTCGCTGCCATTCTTTATTGGCGGAAACCTTCAGCGTCAGGCTCAAGAGCAGGGCATCCCGCTTGAGGAAACCAGCGGCACGGCTGCGACTGTTGGCGCTGTTGCGCAGGCCCCCCTTGACGCGGCATTTGATGTTCTTGTCGCAAGGAAGCTTCCGGGTGCCGGTATTGCTTACGATGCGGCAAAGAAATCCTTCTTTAAGGAGGTCGCCACAATAGCGGGCACAGAGGCTCTCACCGAGCCCGCTCAGCAGGCGATTGAGCTTGCACAGGCAAACCCCGAAAAGCTTCTTGAGTTCGACGCATCGGTTCAGAACGAGCTTCTGAACGCCGCTGCTGCGGGCGCATTGGCTGGCGGTGTTATCGGTGGTGGCGCTGAGACCGTCGCCAGAATTGCAGCCCCGGCACAAACCCCCGAGCGGGTTCAGGCTCAAGCAGAGCTTCGCGGTGATATCGCAACTGAAAAGCAGCAGGCCCGCGAGATGGGTCGCTTTGCCGAGATCAATACCGGCGTTGAGCAGTTGTCGGCACAACCCAAGATTGGTACGCTGAAGCTTAACAAGATCCGCATTGAACCAACGCCGGAGAACAAACTTCGCGCTCCGATAGAGCGGTATCACGTAACTGATTTTCAGGGGGCGAAGATCGCTGAATTCAGCGACCCCGTTAACGCGGTTGATGCCGTAAACCAGTACCAAAAGATTGCCGGAAAGAAGGTCAACCTCCAGAACCTTGTGACTGGACAGGCGATCCCCACTGAGACACTCAAGCCCGGAACCCGGCCCGCCCCCAAGATTGAACCATTGGCACCCGCAGCGGAGCCCGTGGGAGCGCCAGAGGCTGGCATTTCGGCCATTGAGGCCCCAGAGGTAGCGCCAGCAGCGGAAGCCGCTCCAGAGCCTCCCAAGCCGTCTTTTGGCGAGGGGCTGAAGCCGAGTAAGATTTTCAAGACATCCATGGGGTCTCAGTACACGCTTTTCCCCGATGGCGGCACAGTTCGGGTGAAGAGCCTGCATCCGGGTCACTCACCTACGGATGTGGGTGTCAAGGAGAAGTCTCAGAAGACCTTCTTCATTCGCCCAGAGGATCTTTACAACCTTGGCAAGTTGCGCAGAGACGATCTCCCCGGCACTCCTGTTGTGGCCGAAAGGGAACCCGGCGTCATTGGCGTAAAGTACATTGATGGCCCGAAAGCAAATGAATTCATCCCCGATACCGACGTAAAGACGTTTGCTCAACCTTCGGTTGGCCTTATGCCGCTAGAGGTCTGGGACAACGGGAGGCGTTATCATCCCGGAAATGAAATTGTTGAGGTGTCTGATCCACCCATCTCCGAACCCACAGTTGCAACCCCGAAAGAGGTTGCCGAGGCCGTTGCCCCCGCATCCGTTCCCGTTGCTGAGCCTATAATCTCGGAGCCAGTCGGCACGGCAGATGTTGAAGCTGACATAGAGGTTATATCCGCTCAAGAGCAGGAGGCGATCCGCAAGCGCATGGATGAGCGGATTGACAAGATATCCTCCGGGGTTCGAGATCAGCTTAACAAGTACGGCCTCAAGGATGTTCAAACAAAGTTTGTTCCCGCCTTCATGGACAATCTTCGGTTCCGCGCAACCCTTGGCGAACAATCAAATCCCGGTGGCAAGTCTGTCATTACGATTGCCACCGGCATCTATGATCCAGATCTAACTGTCGAGCAGTTGACGGACAGGGTATTCGAGGTGCTAAACCACGAGTCCATACACTCTCTTGTCACGCTCGGCCTCATCCGCGAAAACGAGATGAGCATGCTTCTTCGTGCAGCCGGTGAGACCTTGGTGCCGGGGAAGAAATACACATACCTTGATCGCGCCAAGACGATATACGAGCCGCTTGGCAGGACCAACGCCGTATATCAGAACCCCGCCGTTATACGAGAGGAAGCGGTCGCAGAGATGTTCCGCGACTGGCGCTTGAAGAAGCTTGGGCCTCCCAGCAATGTTCGGGGCCTCATAAATCGTGTTGTCGAGGCTGTGCGCGGCATGTTCAATAACATGCGCAGGCAGGGTTACGACGATGTATTCCGTGACATTGAGTCCGGTGTTATTGGCGCTCGTGAGCGACAGAAGCCCAAGTCTCGCATTCTCACCCCCGGCGAGAAGCGTGTCATGGCGAAGCCTCAACTTCCGTCTCTGGCGCATTCTCCCGAATATCCATACGAGCAAAGAGTTCCAGAGGTTAACGCGGCACAGGTTAACCGCGTTGAGCATGCTGTAGAATACGGGGCTGCTGTAAATCTTCTTGACCGAGTTATGAACTCAAGGACCGGGAAGATTGCCACGTTCTTTGTGCCAGATGTTTACCGTCCGGACAAAACAACATGGACGCGCCTAATCCAGAACTTTGCCGACAAGATGCTGCCTCTTGGGCAGTTCGTTGATTTCATTCGTCAGAATGGCGGCACCGTGCCAGATGCCCTAGACGCCGCCATGCACGAAGATCTCATGCGCAGCCGCGTTGGCAACTTCCTAGACAAGAGGGAGCAAGACCTTTACACCCCGCTCTTCACCTTCCTGAGGGAAAACAACATCACTCTCGCGGAGTTTGAGGACTATCTCTATGGCCTTCATGCCCCAGAGAGGAATGAGCGCATCCGTGAAATAAACCCCAACGCAGACCCGGCACTTGGCTCCGGCATGTCCGACGAAGACGCACGAGCAATTGTTGCTGCGGTGGATGCGGATCCCCGGAGAAACGATTTCTACGCGGCAAGAGATATGTTCCGCAGGATCGTTGACGACACGAACCAGCTTCGCGTTGATGCCGGACTGACGCCCGACTTTGATCAGATGTTTGTGAACGATGAAAACGGAAACCCCGTAAGGATAAAGCAGTACGATAACTACGTTCCTCTCCGGGGTTTTGCTGATGAGTCTGTAACGGAAGGCGAGATTGAGGAAGAACTCCGCGCCCGCGTTGGTCAGGGCTTCAAGATCCGTGGCCGTGAAGATATGCGGGCCTTTGGTCGCCACTCAAGGGCGTCCGATCTTGTGGCTCACGCCATCTTGCAGAATACAGAAGCACTGATCCGGGCAGAAAAGAACAAGGTCGGCCTTTCGCTCCTCGGCCTCATTGAGAACAACCCAGAACTCGCGGCGCAGCAGGGCGTCGAGGTTATCGTCAGCGGAAAGAAGCCGCTCAAGAAGTACATCTCATCCAAGGGCGTCGTTAAGTCCATGGTTGACCCGATGTACAAGAACAGCGATGAAGTTCTTGTTGTGAAGAGGAACGGCGAAGAAATACCAATTCGCATTGACAACCCATTCCTTCAGAAGGCTCTTCTGTCCAAGAAGACGGGAAGCCCAGACATTGCCGAGAAGGCGCTTAACTTCCTTCAGAGAACAAACCGCTGGCTGGCATCCGTGAATACGGCGCTCAATCCAGAGTTCATGCTCGTCAACTTCCCGCGCGATCTACAGACGGCTTTGATAAACATTTCTCAGTACGAGATTGACGGGATCAAGAAGAGCGTTTTCAAAGACGCCGTAGGTGCGATAAGAAGCGTACACCAAATACTGAGGAACCCCGGCACCCAGAACGCTTGGTCGGACTGGTACAAGATGTTCCTTGAGGATGGTGGAAATACAAACGGCTTCTTCGGAACCTTCACGCTAAACGACAGGCTTAGGGAAATTGAGAAGCTAACCCAAGGCCAGAGCGGGTCTCCGATGAAGAGGGCTGGTCAGGCCGTTGGCTTCGTTCGTGACATGCTTGAGAACATGAACGGGGCATTTGAAAACGCCATTCGCCTCTCTGTCTACAAGAACACCATTGAGGCTGGCGTCCCAAGAAAGAGGGCTGCGCAGATCGCAAAGAACCTGACCGTAAACTTTGACAAGCGTGGCGTCTACGGTCCCTTCCTGAATTCTTTGTACCTTTTCTACAACGCCTCCGTTCAGGGAACTCTGGCGATGGCGATGGCCGCTGGCCGCTCGAAGAAGGTTCGCCGTGCATTTGCCGGTCTGTTTGTTGTCGGAATGCTTCAAGACATTATAAACAGCTTGATGTCCGACGAGGATGATGACGGACAGCTTTTGTACGACAAGATCCCGAACTACAAGCTTGAAAGCAACCTCATCATCATGGATCCAACGGGCATTACCGAGAATGGTTATTTTGCCATTCCCCTCCCTTACGGGTTCAACGCATTTGTGAACGCTGGTCGCGCGGTGTCAAGGAGCGTTCGCGGTGAATACAAGACATCAGAGGCGGCGACGTCCATAGGATCAACATTCATTGACTCCTTCAATCCGATTGGTGGGACGGAAAGCCTCTTGAACTTCCTGTCGCCCACGGCTGTTGACCCGCTTGTCGCGCTCACAATCAATCAAGACTTCACGGGGAGAAGGATCTACCCAGAACCATTCCCCGGATCAGTCCCGAAGGCCAACAGCCAGCTTTATTGGACATCAACAAGCCCATTCTTCAAAAAGACTGCTGACTTCCTAAACGAGGCCACGGGCGGCTCTGAGTATGTGTCTGGAGCGATTGACCTTAATCCTGCGGTGTTGGAGTACGTATACGACTACTTCACTGGCGGATTGGGCGCGTTTGTTCGTAGGACCTACGACACCGCCACCAATAAGATACCAGCCGCACTGAACGGCGATCTTGAGGCCCTTGACGCAAACGACATCCCGTTCTTCAGGAAGGTTTACGGGAACGTATCGGAGCGCATATCCTTCGAGGACTACTTTGACAAGGTCAATCATGTCCTCGCTCGTGGTGAGGAACTAAAGTCCGCGATGAAGAGCGGAGACCCAGAGAGCGTGAAGAGTGTTAGGGCAAGGTTTGCCGACGAATTGAAGATATACCCAACGGTTCGCGCCCTTGCAAACCGGCGCAACCAACTTGCGGCCCAAGTAAGGAAGCTTCGGGAGAACGAAAAAATTCCTCCGGAGGAGAAGCGCCGGAGGATTGAGATGTTGCAGAAGCAGATTGAAGAGATCACCGGACGGGTTGGAAAGCTCTACGAAGAGAACGTAGACTACAAATACCCCAGCTTCTTCTCCTAAACGCAGGACGTGATGCTGCTAACAGCATTCTCGACCAGCTTCTTCCCGCTTGCCTGTTCCGCGTAGTACGCCGCCATTCGTATGGACTTGTGTCCAAGGATGGCGGCTATCTCGTTTATAGAGCTTCCGTTCTCCGCGAGAGACGAAGCAACGCCCTTGCGGATGCCGTGGAACGTCTTCTCGATACCGATCCCATCCATCTTCCTGCGGAATGCCGCACGAAAAGCGCCGTCCGTCATACGCACCTTACCAGACACGATGAAGTAGTCTTCGGGGTCGCCATTGCGAATGGCGTCCAGATAGTCGATCAGATCCTTGTGAAGCCGGATCTTCAACTCACGCTTGGTCTTCTGCTGCGTAATGCACAGGTAGCCATCGTCGATGTCGGACCAGCGCAAGCCGAGGATGTCGGACTCGCGTTGGCCGGTGTACCACGCGATTGCCACCGCCGTAGAGATCTTCCTATCATTCAGGGCAATCACCTTCCTGACCTCGTCGGGTTCCCAGCGAACGTGAGAGCCAATCTTCAAGGACTTGAGCCCCGCAACGGGGTTCGCCGGGATGATGTCCATGTCAACGCCATAGGACATCGTAACAGAGGCAACGCGGGTCATCAGGTTAACCAGTGCCGGACGGTGACGGAGACGGGCTTGCATTGCGAGGAACGTGGAGCGGCGAAGGTTGGACACGTCCTCCTTGCCAAGCTCGTCCTCAAGCCTCTTCGAGCAGTAGACGTAGGCTTGCTTCGAGCGGGGAGACAATTTATCAAACCCCGGCGAAGCCTCGTATAGCCGGAACAGCTTTGCGAAATTCATTTCGGCACTTCTCCTTTCTTCACAGCAAGCTCGAACTCGTTTTTCAGGGCGTTGAACTTGCGACGTGCGTCCTCGTTGGTGGCCAACTCGGCTCTGGATTTAACGGCACAAAATTCTCTAAGGGCATCTGCTGCGGCAGCCTGAGATTCATCACGACTGTAACCCCGATCAGCAAGCCAAGCAGTGAACCGAGGATTACGGCACAGAAGACCGGCAATATCCACCGCCTTATCACCTTCGCTCTTCTCCTTTGGCTGGACGACTTCGTCCTGATCGTTTAGACGCGCAAGCACCATCACGTAACGGGATCCGAGAGGATCAAGGACGAGATCCTTCGGCAGATCATTGGGATGGATGGCCAGCTTGAGGATGTGGCCATTCTTGTCCTGCGACATGGCGATCTTCACCACCTCGCACTGGAGCGTATTCTTCTCTGCCCACTCAGTCATTGGTGTCTCCGTCAAACTCTTCGTGCTTGCTCACCTTGCAGTTTCCTCCCGAATCTTGTTGAATCCGGTCATCATCTCTTCGTAAGCTTTTTTGTATTCAGCCTGAAGAAGGTTGATGATATCGCCGAGGACATCGACACGCCACAAAGCCGACTCATCGTCTATCGCAACATCTAAGGTCACATCACCCTCGCCGTCAGCGAAGCTTGCGTACATTTTGCCGATAATTTTGCCCTTTCTTTCGCCTTCAATGCGCCTAAGAAGGGGGTTTGCAAAACGATATCCGTATCCTGTCTTTGACATAATTAGCTCCTCTTTGGCTGCTTAGTGCGGTTGGCCTTCTTAGGGATAATGCGCGTCGGCACACCATCCAGCGATCCCTTGCGGGGTGCCCCGATGTGATCCACTTCCTTGCCGTCGCCCTTCTTGACCTTGCCAGCGGCCATGGCCTTCTTGCGGGCGGTGTTACGTTGAGCGCGGCGCTTTTTCTGCTCCGGGGTCGCGTGAAATTCCTCGTATTCCTTTTTGTAGTTGCGGTCTGCCATTTCATTTTCCTTAAAGATATTCACTGTATGTCGTGCGTGTTTCCTGACTACCCTTGCAACATCCTTCATTGCGGATGATTTTATCGGGTTGTCCTCTTCATTGGAGACATTCTCCAACCTCTTTGCCACATCCCGTAGGACAAATTCAACAGCCTTGGCCGCTCTTGAGATGCTTACATCAATCTGCTCGGACACATCTTTTACCAAGCCGCCGTCGAGATACGTCATCACCATGACAGCATCCTCTTCATTTGCTCGTATTGATCGTCCAGTTCCTCCCACAGGGCCTTGAACTTGTGGGGCGTCCAGAGGGCGAACTTGAAGTAAACGTACTCGTCCCGGTACATGACCGCGTAGCGTTCGCCATGCTTGATGGACCTCTCGTGGTTGTGCCGCCGATCACACAGCTTGATCAGCAGGGCATCCGGGTCGCGGCGGATCATGTGGTACGTGCGAAGGTGGCGCTCCATCCGGTTGCGGCCAGCCTTGTCCGTCAGAAGGAACACAATTTCCATGACCGAATCCCCGAACCTCTTGGCGATCTCTTCGGGGTCCGTGCTGGTGTCCTCGACGATGTCGTGCAGCCAAGCGGCAGCTATCAGTTCCTCGGGGCTGCGGCTGTTTACATGCGGGTCGTAGTGCTTGCGGACGTTGGCCACAACGTCACGAAGATGGTCCCCGATCTTGAGGCAGCCATGCTCCTGCTCACCGTGTCGCTCCAGCGCGAACGACCCGGCGGCGTCGTACTCAATCTTCTCTCGAAGCTTTACCCTAAACGTCATCTTTGCCCTCCTTCATTTGAGCGAGAACCACCTTAGCATCAATCCCGTGCAAGTCAAGAAATAATTTCTCGTCCCCGAAAGCGTGAAGCTCGTCGTGGTGTTCCCGGCACAAGGGTATCGTGAAGTCGTCACCGTTCTTGAGTGCCGCAGAAGCCAGATGGCCCTCGGATCTCAGATGGTGGGCGTCTGCTGCGGGGTTCTTGCAGATGCAGCACCCGAAGCTCCGAACGTGGGCAAGGTGCTTTTTGCTACGCAGCCGCGACGATTGAAGTGGCATGTCCGACATCCACGTAGGCGTTAAGGCGCTCGGCGATCCCGCCGTTCACAGTGGCCTGTGTCTCAGTCCAGTCGTAGATCGGCTCCGTAAGCCAGCCTTTATCGTGGGAGAAGATCGGCACCACGATCAGCATCTTGTCGGGCACCAAATAGAGAAAACCCCGGAAGTCCACACAGAGGGATCGGCAGATGTTTACACACCTGTCCAGCTTGTCTGCGGTGATCAGCCATCGGTTGTCAAACTTGTTGCGAAGCTCTGACGCCGTCATGTTGCGGCACTTGACCTCGACGCCGGAGATGATCACGCCATCCCTTGTCACGAACCCATCAAGGTCTGAGGGTTTGTCCTTCGGGGTCTCAACGAAGCTATACCGTGGGAAAGTCTCCAGAAAGAGGGTCAGCGCCTCCCTCTCCTGTTCCCTTGTCTTCTGCCCCTTTGGGGTTAAGATATCCATCGGCCTCGGCCTCCTTAGCCTTGTCCAGAAGTGTTGTGTAAACGCCGAGTGCCGCGAAGGTCTTTAGCGCCTCGAAGCCCATGTTAAGCGTCACCGTGAGGCTGCCATCGCTGTTCTCAACGATGGCCTCGATTTCGATATCGTGGTCGCCCCAAGTCACAGATATAGCCTTGCAAGCGTAGATCCGACCTGTACCACCCTGCTGTACAGGTTGGAGGCCCACTTGTACCACGGGATACGTTCCTCGTAGCCGTAGTAGTCGTGGATGAAGATTGCGGCGTCTCGCTTCATGGCCTTCGCTTGGATGGTGGCAAGCACCGCGCCACGGCAGATGCCGTCCACGAAATAGATGTCCGACTCAAAGACCTTGGTATATTTGAGGCCGGGGTCAATGTATCGTGCCGCGAAGCACGGGTTTTCCTCGAATGGAACCCCGTAACCGTAGAACCGCTTGTCCACCATCGGCGGCTCGTAGCAGTAGGTGAAGTTGTTCAGCACGGCTTCGGGGAACTCCGATTCGCCAACGGCCTTCGATACGTTGTCGTACCAGTCGGGGTTGTGTTCGATTGACACCAGCTTGCCCGTTGTAAAGTACGGCAGGAACATCAAGGTCGATCCGCCGCTGCCCCATTCAGTCATCTGCGTTTCGGGGTCGGCTGCCATTGTCTCAGCCATGAAGTTCTTGAAGAACTCGATCTCATCAGGATCGAGGCGTGGTTCCAGTTTCATATCTTCCTCCAAAAGAAAAGCCCGCCGTCACGTTATGGGCGGGCAGCGCCTCAGATTGCGGGGCTCCACACAGAATCAACTACCACTATAGCCTCTCCTGTTCTTCCACTGAGGTCGTATCGGGGTGCCGGTCGCGGGAGAAAGGAGGAAACCCCACCGGCCCTGCCGTTCGGCAGCTAGTCGTTAGAACGGGACTTCGTCGTTCGTCCCATTGCCATTGGCGTCCTTCGGCTTGTAATCAGAGAACTTCACCGCGACATCCTTAACGTCCTTCGTCCCTTCGACGTAGTTAACCCACATCGCCATGTCGCGCATGCCAACGCCCTCAATCATGGCGTTGCCCTTGTAGTGTGGTGCCTTCTCGTTTTCCTTCCGATACTTGTTCGGCCAAACGCGCCCGGTGTTGGGCTTCGGTACAAAATTAGCCATCTCGGCCTCCTTGTAGTTCAAGTTTGCGGGCAGAGAACGCTGCCCGTATCCGTTCAAATACATCCGGCTTCACCTTCTTGGCCCAATCGAGTAGATTGACGTTGGCCTTCCAGTAGTCCACCAGATGATCCGTTGAGCGCGGCACGATCAGGGCGGCAATCATAAGGCCCGACCATGCGTCCCAATCGAATTCCTCATCAGAGGGTGATACCTCCCGTCTCGCTTGAAGATCCACCTCTACCTTGGGATTGTCCACCGGCACTGTTACCACCGGAGTATCCCCGACCATTGGTATTCGTCGCCGCGTTGCCATCGTCGTCCTCCTCACTTGCGATACCAGCGATGGCGCTCAGTGTGTAGCGCCGGGCATACGAGATTGCAGATCCGATTGACTGCATCTTCGACGTGTCCGGCGGGAGAGGAAAGTTCCAGATGATCTCGGAACCAGACGAGTGTATGACCCGCGTCTCAAGTGTAAACCCGCCGACTAGATCGCTTGTCGGGGCTTGGATGATTGAGAGCCCGTGCTTGTTAAACACGGGGATGATCGCATCACGCACAGCCGCAAGATCCGCGTACTTGCTGCGGAAGTGCGGGTTGATCTTGTTCATCGTGACGTTCTGGCACTCAGCCTGAGCTTTCGCCAGTGCTGTCGCCAAGCTCTTCCTGCCATTGCCTGCACCACATTGACACGAGGCAGTAATTTCCTTTGCAACGTATTGCTGAGCCGGGTCTGTGTTCGACAGAGTGTCCAGATCCACATTCTCCAGCGGCACGTAAGGCTTCGTTTGCTTCGACTTCGCTGTCATATAGCTTTACGGCGCTCTTGCGCCCCTCCTTCATCAGAGCCCATGATTCGCCACGAACCCAGCGCTCCTGATCCGTACAATAGGCGACCGGCTCACCCGTGTCAACAGCTTTTTGTGCCGCCTGATGCAGCCCGACGCGCTCGGTGATATATGCCTCTTGCCGCTCCGGGGTCCACACCGGGATGTCAACCATCACGATCTGAGACTGCGGATAGTCTGCCTTGATTTCGGCTTGCTTGCGTTGCCAATCCCGCAGGATTGCGACAATCTTGAGGCTGGTTACATTGCGGCCATGGGACTTGCCAGCCAGATAGGCATAACAGTTAAGTTGTTGTTCCCATTCAGGTTTATCGCTCAGGACCGAGTAGACGGACGTGACCTTGTAGTCGTTGATCGCCCAAGTTCCGTCACAATTGTCGATCTGCAAATCCACGGCCCCGGAGATCCTCCACCCGAGGACATCCGCGTACAGACGTTCCTCGATGATGTGCCCCGGTATGTCCTTTGATCCCTTCTCGATGATCTTGTGGACCGCCGTGCCGAGAAGCGACGGCACCCTGTCGATAACATCCGACTGGAGGTTGTCCTTGTTTAGATTTTGAAGTACAACTATCCGTGGTGGCGAGATGATTTGCGTCACCGATAGCACGGAGTCGCCTTTGTCATACTCGTCGTCAGCCACCGCTCGAACGATTGTCTCCGGGACGCCGTGCTTGTTTGTCAGCTTCATGGACGTTCGCAATACATGAACCCCGAAGCGCCGTCAACTGTTAATTTCGTTGTCCTCGGCGAGCCAGCCTCGAAGGCCAACAGCCGCAGATGGACCGGCAAGTTCTTCATCAAGAGCGAGAAGGCTCTGAACTACGCCAAGGAATTCGCCAAGCAGTGTCCAGTCCTCGACCCGCTGATGGACGGAGACCTGCGTGTAAACATCCGAATCCACTATGCTTCGAGGCGGCCCGACCTCGACGCATCGCTGATTTTCGACCTGATGCAGGAGCGCATTTACGTCAATGATCGGCAAATCAAAGAGCAGCACCTTTACTGGGCGCTCGACAAACTCAACCCTCGGGCAGAGATAACCGTGGAGAAGCTTTGATGCTCACCGAAACTCTGACTACCTCAAATGAAGAAGCCCTCCGTCAGCAGTTGGGGGAACTTACCGCCCAACTAGACGAGATCAACAAAAAGAAGCAACGGAATCGGGAAAAGGCTCGCCTCTGGTACGACAACAACCGCGAAAAAATGAAGGAAAACAACAGGCGGTACATGAACGAAATTATTGAGGGCGGAAAGACCCGCTACCAATATTACTACGAGAAGAGCCGGTTCGGATCGTTCGAGAACAGGCTCAACCTTATGCTCACTTCTGCAAAAAGTCGCTGCAAGAAAAATAACGTCGAGTTCAGCATCGCGAAGGATGATGTTGCGCGGCGCGAAACATGCCCCATCAGCGGTGTCATCCTCAACTTCAGGGCCAACAAAATCTCAGATGATTCGCCGACACTCGACCGCATCGACCCGTCAAAGGGCTATGTGCCGGGGAACGTGTGGGTGATCTCCTACCGGGCGAACCGCATCAAGAGCAACGCCACCTCCGAGGAACTCTTCAAGATCGCCGCTGCGGTCAAGGCGGTCGAGGATCGGCTGAAGATGGGGCTGCCAGCCTGCCATGCAGAATAGTCAGAGCAGCTATGCGTTTTTGATGACGCTCCCAGACCCCACTCTTCAACCGGAGCGGGTGCTGTGGCTGCACGTCATGGCGCAGGCTGTTATTGACGCTACGTCAAGAGATCGGGCGATCCGGAAGGAGGTATCCGACTGGATCGCCCACGAAGACTTCGAGATCGTGTGCGGTATGGCTGGCCTCGATCCTGCGCATATCAGGCATGCAATTTCTGCATTGCTCAAGGATCGGAACCGCAAGCGAGCATTCAAAAAGGCTATGGAATTCAGGTTCTTAGTGCGTACCTACGTCGAGTCACACACAGGCGATGTAGACAAGAAAAGGGGGGCTTGAGAAAGCACCCCGCCTTGTGTTAGCCTAAAGATCTGGTCGTACCGACGGAGAAATCACGGTGGGGTACGATCAGCCTGCCTCTACCACGGGGATCGTCCACAGAGGCAACCGCAGTCCGTAATGCAGAAGCGGGGACGGCTGGCGCGGCACATGCGCTTGGAAGTGGCTGCAAAGTCTGGCTAGGTGCCTAAGTCAGACCCCGAGACTCAACGACTCGTCTCAAAGGGTATAGTTGACCGGGCGGAAGAACCTTGGCAGGAATGCCGGGGTTCTTCGCCTATTGGTCCTAGCCCAAAGATCTAACGATCTGAACTCAAGGGTATAGGAAATAGGGCTTGATGGTGTATCTGCTTCGTGATATGGTTGGCGGTCTTTAAGGAGGACAACATGACAAAACCAAACCCCGGCAGCAGCGAAGCAGTGGAACAAGGCTGCTCATGCCCTGTTATGGACAACCGTCGCGGCAAAGGCATTCCGGCTTCCGGCAACGGTGAAAGCTGGACGGCATTCTGGATCAATGCGGAATGCCCCATGCACGGGCACCAGTCCCTCGTAAAGCTTGCCGATCCGGAGGGCTGATGCTCTCCAATCTTTCACAAGAAGAACTTTGGCTGGTGAACAACACCAGAACCGGACAGCACAGATACACCTGTCCGTGGTGTTCTTCATCTCGAAAAAAGAAGCACGACACCTGCCTCTCGGTCAACAGGGGCTACGACGCCATCATGTACAGTTGCTACCACGGCGACTGCGGGGTTGCCGGGGCTGTGTGGCTGCAAGAAACGCATAAGGGGTATGCAAAAATGGAAGAACGGAAGCAGCTCAAGGCAGTCAACGAATATGACAGCCTTGATGAGCGACATTATGAATTCCTGTCTTCGCGCGGCATATCCGCAGCAACGGCAGCAAAGTTCAGGCTGATCGGCGACGACTACAAAGGCACCCCGGCACTCGGGTTTCCGTACTTCGACAAGAAGGGTAGCCTTGAGGCAATCAAGCACCGCAAGCTTGAGGGCAAGGGATTCGCTTGCACCAACGGCCCCGGCACATTCTTTGGACTGGACCGCCTCAAGGTTGGTGATGACCTGATCATTGTCGAAGGAGAGATGGATGTCCTTGCCATGGCGGAGGTTGGTGTAAACGCCATATCTGTGCCGAACGGGGCTAACCTCAAGGTCACAGAAGGCAGGATAGACCCGACGGAAGACCGGAAGTTCAAGTTCCTTTGGGACGCGAAGGAGTATGTCGATGCCGCCAAGAGGATTGTTATTGCGACGGACGCAGATGCTCCGGGAGAAGCACTCGCTGAAGAGATTGCGCGGCGTGTTGGCAAAGAGCGCTGCTGGCGCGTCGGCTTCCCCGAAGGTTCAAAAGATTCGAACGATGTGCTTCTTAAACATGGCGCGGAAGGTCTTCGGAAAGCAGTATCCGAGCCGACCCCGTGGCCGGTCCAAGGTCTCTACGATGCCGAGCGGTTTCGGGATCTTGTATGGGAGCTATACGACAAGGGCGTCGGCAGGGGCGAGTCTACGGGCTATGAATCGGTGGATGAGCTATACACGGTAGTGCCCGGGCAGGTTACGATTGTGACCGGCATTCCTTCGAGCGGCAAGTCCGAGTTCATCGACCAGATCATGATCAACCTTTCCACATCGAAGGGTTGGAAGTTCGGCATTTGCTCTTTCGAGAACGAACCCCGTTTTCATATTGCCAAGCTCATGTCGAAGAGGTCCGGGGTTCACTTTTTTGACGGCTACCACAGGCGCATGAACAAGGAAGAGGCCAATGCCGCATTCGATCACATCAACGGCCACTTTTCGTTCGTACATCAGGACGATGGTAGCCTTGCTGACCTTGACGGCATTCTGGACCGGCTGCGCATTGCTATCCTTCGTTTTGGCATTCGTGGGGCTGTTATTGATCCCTACAATTTCATTAGCCGTGATAACCGGGACAAGAGCGAGACGGAGTGGATCTCTGATATGCTCACTGAGGTTAAGGCTTTTGCGATGGGGCACGGCATACACATCTGGTTTGTCGCTCATCCAACAAAGATGCAGCGCGGCGCTGATGGCCGCATTCCTCCACCCGGCGGATTTGATATTAGCGGATCAGCAGCGTGGTTTGCGAAGGCTGACTGCGGGCTTACAGTCCACCGCGAAAAGGATGCTCCAACGATTGCTCAGATCCATGTCTGGAAATGCCGCTTTTCGTGGGTTGGAAAGCAGGGTCAGACAAACTTGCTTTACAATGTCGGCACGACACAGTATCAGGAAATGCAACAAGAAGATCAGGCAAATGAAGGGTTCACGCTATGAGTGACAACATCGTTCACTTCCCCGGCACAAGCCATCCAGAGAAGGATGAGATCACGCCTGAGAAGATCATGGAGGCGGCGAAGGACAGGTACTCAGAGCTTATCCTGATCGGGCGGACGAAGGACACGCATGTCTACGAGTGCGTGTCTACGACGGACGTTCCCGAGACGCTGTACCATGTCACCCGCATCCAGCATCGTTTGAATGTATTCTTGGATGAGAAGCGGAATTAGACTGTGCCGGGGTTCAGAAAGGATGGCAGCGTCGATCTACGTAAGCTGCCTCTCATTGTCGAGAGGCCGCTGATGCGTCATGCTGCTGATGGTATGGCAACGCAGTTGCTCCACACCGAACCCGCTGAAACCCCGCCAGCACAGCCCATGCTTGAGATTGATTCGCGGTTGCAAGGCCGCGCGAGGCTTGAAACGATTATCCACGAGGCACTACATTTAGCTTGCCCTTGGATGATGGAAAAGGTAGTGTTGAAGGTAGCCCGATACATCGCCATGATCGTCTGGCACCTAGAATATCGGAGGGAAAATGAACGCGCAGACCATGATTGAAGCTGGCTATCCGGTTGATGGTGACCATCCCGGCTTGAGTCCCGTTGTTCAAGAGATGATAGGAATCCGCCAGTCGGTTCTGAAGACTGCCGGTGAACTTATCGACGGGGATCGGGCGCGTGACTATGGCGATGCCTATGAGATGCACAAGAGGATCGCGGTCGGCTGGTCGCAAGTCTTGGGAGTTGATGTCAAGGCGCATGAGGTCGCGCTTTGCATGGCATGGCTGAAAATGTCCCGGCTGGTCGAGAGTCCGGGCCACGCTGATTCGTATGTTGATGCGGTCGCCTACGTGGCGCTGGCCGCTGAAATTCAAAAGAGAGATTCGGCACAAGCCGGATGACGCTGCCCGCGTAATAGGGCGACACGTTGCGCTTCGTTCACCCAGATGTCGCGCACACAGAAGAAGGCCGGAGGATGCCCACCCTCCGGCCTTTTGTTCTTCAGAAGCCCATGAAGAAGCCGCCTCTTATCTCGTACTCACTTTCCTTCAAACCGGCACTCTTGAAGGCTTCCGTTGCTTCTGCGATTGACTTGAAGTAGATCGTTTGGCCGTTCCTCTTGGGAATGCGTGACCGCATTTCCTTGCGCCAAACCTTGTATCTTTCTCTGCCTTCTTTTCTCTGTTCTCCCATTCGGTTCCCAATCATTTCGGCTTCCATCTTATTAGACAGACTGTGCCTGACATCGATTGTCCAATGATCGGCGGATACACTTATGTCCATTGCTCTCTCTCCTTTTCAATCAGCAAGTTGGCATCGCTGCCAACACAAAAAATATATCGCGATTTAATTTCAAAGTCAACCAGTCCATCCGCGACATTGTGTCGCAGTTTTGGAACGGAAGGTGAACAAAATAAGGCCGGGACTTTGCCCGGCCTCAACCTTCAGTTGATGCTGGTGCTGCCAGCGAAAACACTCGGCGGTTCCGGCACGACATCCTCGCCAGCGCAGAAGTCGTCGATGAATTTGTCGCCAAAGACCTTCCTCGCTTCACGGAATAGGACGACGCCGATCACATAAGAGGCGTTGGCGCTCAGGGCGATGTCGCTCCTGTCCTCTTCACTGAAACCCTTTGCCTTCATCAGTTGTGAGAGCTTGCCGGATCTCACCACCTCATCCATCATTCGTTCCATCAGCGCCAGCAGAACTGCTCCGGGCAGTTCTACCATGTGAGTGTCGGCGAGTTTCTTCGTCACGTCATCCATTTGTCTTCTCCTTTGAGTTGAAATTGAAACCCCGAAAGCCCAGCGGCGAGCGTCATTTCCTTTCGATCAACCACACCGCAGCTATGATGGCAACCACAAGCATCCCGAACATGGCTCACTTCCTGTAGGGGTCGTCAACGAACAGCAACAGGGCAGCTACACCGGCACCCATCACTGAGAAGTAGAGAATCGCGTCCATTGTTCCCTCCTATGTGTCCGGGTCGGCACGGCGCTCTATAAGGCCCATGCGTTCTAGTTCGCGTTCAAGTTGAGTCGGCTCCCATGTTATCTCGTCCGTAACGGGGTTCCGGGTTATGTGGTGTGCCACCTCCATGCGGTCGTAGTCGGGCCGCATGTGGGCGCAAGGGTCATTGCGTTTCATTTACCAGTCCCTCCAGTGATCGAGTTATGGACTTAGACAGGACAACTCCGTGGTCAAATTCCCCGTCATCTGTTTCTGATCTGAGCAGCATGGAGTACGTCTTTTCACCCCCCTTCCCCAGCGACAGAATCCATAGACGTTTCATGCCTTTCCGGCATTCATCATGGAATATATAATCGGAATACCAGTCGTTTTCATTTCTGGTTTCCAGTTTCATTTTGTGGGCTGGGAATCTCATGCCGCGATCCTCTGGTAGTTGCGAATCACAGACCGTCCCTCTGTGTGGTGTTCCCGCACAACGGGCGGGCGATTGTGCTTCGCCATGTATGCCTTAACGAACAGGCTGGCATCGCAGTCCTCCTCCAGATAGAGCCAGTGTCCGTATCTGTAGGAATATCGGGAGAAGCTGGACGGTTCCAGCCCGACACTGGCGGCGCTCTGTACGTCCACGCGCAGCCATCCGTGGCCGGGGTCGGAAAAAAGTTTGTATTCCATGTCAGTCCTCACAAGGTTCTGCGCTCAAGACACTGTATTCCCCACAGTAGGGACCAGCCTTGACAACTTGGTAATAGTACGATTCGCCCCAGCTTTCCTCATCCTCAATAGCGGAACATTCTCTGCTCTCCAACTGGTGCTGGAACCTTGCCATTGCATCATCCGGGCTGTCACCCTCGATTGATATTGTGTTTATCATTGTCACGGTTCGCGTGACGGTTAGCCTGTATTCCATGTCAATCCTCCTGTTCCCTTGCGTCAACCCATTCCCAGTAACCTTCGCGAGTGTAATCCTCGGACACCTCATAGGCCCATTCGTGTCGCGGATGCTGCGGATGTTCGCCCCAGTATCCATATTCCTCTATCAGCTTGTCGGCGTTCATGTGTAAATCCTTTCCACATCAACCTGCACCTCGGCGACGCTCCATTCTTGCCAAGAGCTAGTGTCCTCGTTTTCAAATAATGCCTCGCCCATTTCATAGGCGGTGCATTCGTCGGGCGCGTCCACCTCTATTTCCTTCCAGCGCGGCACTGAGTACCAAGCGCGAACTTTCCATTTAGGCATCTGTCAATCCTCCAGTTTTGGCTCGGTCGGCACGGGGCCGGAATTGAATGCGTGATCCTCCCATGCCTTGAATATCGCGGCAAGGTCGGGCCGGTCGCTGGTCAGTTTCACCAGCCTGTGGCGGTTGTCCGTCCCGGCGCGAAACACTCCGGGGTCATCGCTATAGCTATGGTGCCAGTCGTGCAGCCGACAGGCGGTCCAGTATTCTCTAGGCGTCATTTGTCTATCCTTCCGTTGCGTTAATTTTGAAACCCCGAACAGGCACCCGCCGACTGAGGGGACAACTGCCTGATCTCCTCAACTGTTCGCTGGACGATCTGCATATCTGTCAGGTAATCCTCAATAGTGTCGGCTCTGGTTATCCTGTCCTCTGCCCTGTGTAACCTTGCCTTGAGTTCCTGCAATCCTGAATCTTGTCGCTTGGTCATTTGATCCTCTCTACGTAAACCACTGTAGCGTGACCGGAAAGCTCCGCTTGAATTGCCTCCCATGCCTCGGCTAATGTTTTGTGTTTCCCGCGCCAGTATGCCCTCAACTTGCCCTCGGTTTCAAATACATACAGGTTCATTGGATTTTTCCCATAAAGATTTCCCCAATCAGGATGACCAGCCCGGATGAGTTGGTAACGGTTGCGTATCTGTTCGGTCCATGTATCGTCAGGAGCGAGTCATCATTGAAAGAGTATCTGGTTGCGTATTGGTTCAGCTTGCGGGCGGCAGTATATCCAGTCACATTGAACGCCGCGCAATTCCTAATCGTTTGATACTCCGCACGGGCTAAGCACATGGTTTACCTCCTTGTTTGGTACGCATTTGTCGTATTAACTTCACGCCGGATCAATACGTCAATTTGTCGCACTGAGCATTGAGGCGTATTGTGCGCGGATTTCTTCGTCTGGAAGCTCTCCAATATTTCCCGATACGATTTCGTAAGCGAGACTAATAAGCTCCTGCTGATCCATGTGGTCAACGATCCACTGCGTCATCTTGTCTGTCATGTTTGCGATTTCTTCGCGCGAGTCCATATCTCTCTCTCCTTTTGGTTGTGGTGGTTGTGGTGGCGGGATTTTTGAAACCCCGCCAGCCGTCCGGCGTCTGAGGACACTATGCCGCGACACTCTCCCTTTCTCCCTGTAAGCCGTCAAGGTAGGTGACAACGGCTTGCGCTTTGCTTGCCGCCACAAAGATAGCGCGGGGGTCGTTCTTTAGGACCGTGAGCCAGTTCTGGATGTACTGGGCATGGTCAGGGCGAGGATCGTTTGCGATGCCTAACTCGGCACAAAGGAAAGCCGCGCCAAGTTCTGCAACAAGTTCCTCGGCGGCGTATTGTTCGTTCCCGAAGCGCGCCCCCATCTTGTCACGGTTCAACCTGTTAGGTGCTCCGGTCCAGTGAGATAGCTCATGCAAGAGCGTGCTGTAGTAAGTTTCCGTTGGCGTGCTGGTAGGTGATCCGGTAAACAGGCTCCGGTCTGGCATGTTTATGAAATCCCGCGATGGTACATAATATGCGCGGGGTTCTCCAGTTCTAACATCCGCGCCGGTATTTTTCACAAACAAGTCAACATGCGGGAGCGGCGCGGCAGGGTTTGCAACTGTAGGTTTGACCATTTCCGGGGCTGTCCAGTTGTCTACCTGATCCGCATTGAATACGTGGTATTCACGGGCCAGAACAATCGTTTTTGTTGGGTCTGCATCCTCAACTTCTGGTTTGTTCCGGTCTGCAACTTCCAGTGGCTTATAAAAGACGACGGAAGTCGCTTTCTCGCCCTTCTTCACTTGTGCGCCAAGGGTTGCCCATTGCTTGTATGTTGCCCAATTTGAAGTTGTATATCCGCGATATTGTTCCGCAAGCCACAATGCCAGCACGTTGCAGCCCTTGTATCCGCCTTTCCGCGCGGGATTGTAGGGCATCCCGTTTGACTTCGGGCGATGCCAAGGCATGACGAAATTCCCCGCCCCGGCCTCAATTGCCGCGATTATCTGGTCAGTGATTTTGTTGTAGATGTCAGACATTGGTAGTTCCCCTTCTGGTTGTATTGTGTTAGCGCACGTTATAGCAATGGAAAACCCGCGCTATTCTGCGCCGCGTTGAAGCCGTTAGATTGCGCGGAAAATGCAATCCATAGTTGGTATGGCTTCCATCGTGGAAATCTTGTTCGCCGTAGAACGTGAGCCATGAGTGCGGACCCAATGCGCTATCGCTTGGCTCGCAATGGCCGCCATTCCAACGGAGAAAATCGTAAGCTTCCCTGAGCGAAACGCCTTTAAGCTCAAAGCCCGTTTCTTCTGCTTCGCCGTGTTCGGCGCTTTCTTCAGTGACGCGCTCGTATGTGACGCTGAATTGCATTTGTTCACCCTTTGGTTGTGTTGCGTTTATTGAGCGGGGCCAATGGCCCCGCCTGATAAGCGCAAGTTAGGCGAAGCGCACCATTCCGAAGCATTCTCCATCCATCACTTTGTATTCGCCGCGCTTTGCAAGCGCGGCAAGATGAGCGCGGAACTGATGGACGGATTGGCCGGGGAGCCGTGCGTTATCTAGGTACACGACGCCGAAACCCTCATAGTCGGACTCAATTTTGCTCCGAAGGGATTCAAGCGTTTGTTCAACCGTGTAGTTCATCTGCTTTCTCCGTTGTTGATGCATCCGATAATAGCTAGATATTCGGGGCGCTCAACAATTATTTTGCGGTCAATGATTTCAATGGTTTAGCCTGTGGATAAATCACGAAACTGGAGCTTTCCGAGATTAAAACGCGCAGAAAATGACTTGCAATATCAATCGCTTGCAGGTGATTCGCCCGTTTACACGGGGCCGCAATTCGGGAAATGGCGGGAAGGTGCTACCATGGGGAGAAGGAAAACTGAGACCCCGGAGAGCCGCCCGGCGACTGAGGGGAGCGGAGCGCATGGAAAACGACACAAAGCCAAAGCTGACAATAGTGAAGGGGGGGAAGGGCCGGACGGGAAACAAAGCCACGCCATCAGGCTTGACCGAAAAACAAGAAAAATTCGCCCGGTGCCTCTCTGACGGAATGACGCTGGCAGAGGCCTATCGCCAGTCTTACGATTGCAGCACGATGGCGCTGGCCACGATCCATAACGAGGCGGCGAAGCTAGGTCAGCACCATGGAGTAACCGCCCGTGTAAACGCGCTGCTAGGGGAAAAGGCCGCTCGGAACAGCATGGGGGCGCTCAAACGAGAGGAGCGAGTGTGGCGGGGGGTCTGGCGATTGGCGGAAAGCGAGGGCATCCCTCCATCAGTGCAGCAGGCGGCGCTTGCTCTTGCCGCAAAAATGGCTGGCATGCTCACGGATCAAGTGAAAATCGAGAACATTTCGGGGGATTCGAGCACCATCGAGAAGGAATTGATTGAAAGATTACAACGGCTTAGTAAGACGGCGTAAGCTAATTTACAATTAGCAAACAAGGCCCAGTCAACCAGAGCTTGCATGCCACGGACAAACCGGGAACGGATTCTGGAGCAAAACCAGAACACCCCCCGCCACCGGGCACCCCCCC